TTTTTTTTTTTTTTTTTTTTTTTTTGCTCTAACTCTATACTAGCCTATAAATTTTAACTATACTTAGCCAATTAAACTTAACTTAAACTAAAATTTAGCTCTTCCCCTAATGGGCGTCCTTGTGCTGTACCCTCGATCGTACTCCGCGTGGCCCCGGCACTGGCATCTTTACACCTACTCTAAACTAACTTAAACTAAACTAAAAATTAAACTAAATTAAAATCTAAGGGTCTACCGTTCGTTTCCAGGCTACTAAGTAGACAGATTAGACATTTCCCTGGCGATAGACATGTAGGTGCTAAGCTACATGCCTATCTTCCTTAACTCTAACTAATGATCTTCTAGGATAAAGGAGAGAGAACAGTAGAAAGGCTCTACAACTCATTCTCTCCTAGGGCTGAATCCCCCCAATTAATTACCTTGGGTTCATCATCAAATTCCAGCTGTGCATTGTTCCTCTCCTCATCCGAGGTCAACGCTTTATCTACTTCATCATCCTGCTTCTTTGGCTTTTTCTCCTTCTTTGGGCGCTGTTGTCTTGGCGCTGGAGAATTTCCTCTTGTAGCAGGTCTAGAACTTGGGCGTGACTTTGGTCTGGGTTCATTGTCTTTTGGACGTGTTCCTATACCATCGACACACTGATCACAAATTTGCACATAATTAGCAAACTGCGGATCATCACGCGGGACCACAGTAGTAAATTCAAATCGCAAGTGAAGCCCATCTGGTTGAAGTTTGGGCGTCACTTTGCTTCCAAAAAGACAAGCATGGCTGCTAGGGACTAGGTTGAGCATTGCCGTAACACGCCCATCCTTAATACCTTCCTCATTCATTTTGTCATCACCAAAATTTCCCTCCCTACCTTTAGTACGGGGACCAAATACTTGATCAACCTTATAACCAGGTGGAACAGTGCGCTTGCAATACCGGCGGTGAGCCATTTCATCAGCCTTAGCCTTAGTAATGCGAGAACCCTTCTTCTGCTGATCCTGGATTATCTTTGCTGCACGAGCAATAAGATCATCTTCAGAACCACTTCTACGACCACGCGAGCCGTCACGCGACGGTGCTCTACTAGATGCTGCTGATGAAGCTGCTGTTGATCTTCCACTCCTACCACGATGCAGAGGAATAAAGTCCCAACGGAAATTACTATCAGGTCCTCCGTCCGAGAATCGTAGTGGATATTGGTCAAACTTGTCAGGGTCCCTTGTACCCTGGTTAGATCTAGATTTAACATCAGCACCCTTTGCAGCAACCCACACTATACCATCTTGGGTATCACCCCAATTCAGGTCAGCGGCTGGTCCTGTTCCAGTATAATAGAAGTACCAAGCATCTGGGACTGGTTTTCTTCCGCCTTTACCTGGCTTAAACCTGGCTTGGCGTCTCCAGTATCCATGCTGCTGGCTTGTTTTAATATTTTCATTATCAGGAACACCGCTACCTTCAAACTTAGGTTGAGGTGTATTTAGCTTCTTGGCTTTTATTGATTGAAACCAAGATGCATTTCCAGAAGAACCAACTTTAGGTGGCTTTGGTCCTCCTAGTTTGATGACCGGCGCTGGGGCATCTGTCTTGCCAGTTGCCTTACCGCTTGCCATGACAAAAGATCGTTATTATTTATGTGTTCCTCACAAGTTTTCCCTTGGAATACTAAAGAGGTACACGCGGAACAAGGCTCTGCTTGTCCTGCTTTGTTAAGAAAGTAAACACAATCTAATCCTTCTCTCAGATAAATTCGCGCTTTTCTTGCTATTGCTCCGCGAAAAGGATTATCTTTACTATTATTCATACCAGCGATTGGGTGGGCGTATATGCCAACCTATAAACTAAATCTAATTGAACTAAAAGCACTCGCCTAGCACACGTTAAAGTGCGCTTTGGTCCGTAATCTAAAATTAACCTATCTAACACTCTTAATTGAGTTAATAGTAGGGCCTTATAACACGAAACAACTGCTCTTCCAAAACTAGTCAGCCATTTCATCGTCCGTACTTGTTACGCGTTTGTAAGTCCAAACGCCCTTATTACAAGTAAGTAGTAGTAGGTGGTTTAATCCATTTAATCCCTCTTATAATGGGACCACAATCTACAACAACCTTTTTGAAAAATGGGGTTTCCTTCGTAGTGGACTTTTCCATTTTCTACTTGGAATTCTACACCATTAACAACAACTTTCTTCCAAACAAAGGAAAGGAAAAACTGTTGCTTAAATAATAACTCTTGTAAAGAGAGTACAAAACAAAGAGGATTTATATTAATGTCCTCAAACCAAATACTCTTCCACGCTCTTAAAATAGAGGCACTATTGAAGAATAATTTTAAATACTCTCTACACACACACATTTATGTGTAAAGGCTACTTCCACCTGTTGCTACACTTTCTAGCTCCCCAGTGTCTACTGACTGCTTTGCATAGACAAATGTAGCAAACCTTTTCTTATTTCCGCTTTGGTCACCAGTGTATTTCTGCACCATACGATAGATATTACGTCTATCCGGTGTGCATACAAATATGTCTTTAGGCAAGTGGTCTGGTTCACAYTTAGCAAGCCACTGACCCTCACAATAAAGGACACCGTTCTTTATAATTGGAGCAAGCACCATAGGCACACTCTCTATAGCAAAATTACATTGTTGACCATTTGTGAGGAGTATTGAACCTACGGCACTAGACTCGGGGTTGAATGACCACCATGACCTACACCGCTTAAAGAGTCTAAAACTCTGAATCCAATAACCTACAAAAGACATACACGCAAACACTGTAAGTATTATCGCTGCGACAAGACCTCCTGTGTTTGGTGGGTATATACATGAAATTACACCTACTGCAATGTTAAGGGGCCAAAAGCACCATAACACTATCATTTTCAGTATATAGATAAACCGACTCCTAGTTGCGTAACCATACTGAAGTAGTATGGTAAGAAACAATAGGAATGCGGTTATAAATAAATTATATTCCTTAAAAAGCAGAACTGCCTGCTCTGAATCAAGTGTACAATTTTCCGTCATATTAGAAATTTGCTGGACTTTTGTTATTCCAACCGTTCTTGGGGAACTCGTTAACAATAACCGCTTCTAACTCCGGTTTGTTAAGTTTTTTACCATATGTATAATTGTATACAAAGGCTGCACCCTTAGCTCCAGGAACTACTATCCATGTATACCAAAACAAACAACAAGCATCAGCAGTCTGTACAAATGCTTGAAGTACCCTACCTAATAGGTAAAGTGCTACAAATGCAACAAATATGTAAACTGCTGTTAGGAAACTTCCGTTCTCCTCTAGCGATTTACTCAATAAATTCGTCATCACCTGAAAACTCGTCAGCTGACTCTAACTCCCAATAATTACCTCCTCTGTAAACACAGACTTCAAAGGGGTCAAATAATTCAGTGCTTAGCACACTTGAAATGTGCTGTAAATCGAAACTGATTTGCTGAATTATTTGCTGACCAGTTTCAATAATTGCTTCAAAATCTAACATTAGTCTAGACTGTGCCAAAGCAGAAGTCTAGCCTGTAAGTTACTATTAATAATTTGGAGTAAAACTTGTATTAATTGAAGAAGCGCTAAAACACACTCTTTAAAACAACTTAACACAAGTTTAAACCAAAGAAGAATTAACACTATTAGAAAAGATGTTGGAGTTTGAATCATTAAACAGACTTTTTAGGTCTGTTTTGTTATACACCACATCATTATCAAAAGTCGTGTAGTAAGAGGATTTCTTACCACACTTACTCATTAGCGGAATAATGCCAAAGCATCCGCAACAACAACCACAACAACCAGTCATGAAAAACACCCATCCTAATATTAAGATGAATATTAAACAAGCAAAACCAATTGCTAACCAAACATACCAAGGCCACTTAATGTAACGTGTAATTTTATTAAGTTGTTCAAGATTAATAAAGGTGTCATTAAGACCCTGGTTAATTTTATCAATAACATCACTATAATTATATAGTGTGTTAATGGAGTGATTCAATCTACAAATCTCATCCTCAAGATTTAGGATGGGAATTGTGTAGTTAAAATTGGAACTGATATTTTTAATGGCATCTTTTGAGGTATTTAACTCAGTAAAAATGTCATTAAACTCGTCATCGAAATTAGGCAATGCTGGTTGAAAGGGTGTTTCACTTTCACTAACATTGTAATAATTAGCTTCACAAGATGTTAAATTGACCACTTCTGAATATGATAAAAGCTTAGGCTCATATAACTGTGTGGAAGTGACAAAGAAAGTATCATTCTGTCTAAATATGATGCCACTTCCAGTCTTGGGCATTACACCATACTTTCCAGAAGGTGTTGTTACACATAGACCAGGCACTGCTTCAATTGTAACATAAGAAGTGGGTTGGTACGTGTAGTGGATAAAGAATATTCCATTAGGAGCACTCTGTGGTATTGTTAGAACATGGCTACCATTACCACAGAAACCATATCGCATGGATTGCGACTTAACACACTCCTCTACTTTCTGTAGAGCCAAGCGTCTTGACTGGTCAGCCTTATAAGCTGCTAATTGAAGAGATGCTACGTAAGTTGATAATGCAGTCAACCTACCAGTAATTAACCTATCAACCTGAGCATCTGCATTAATCTGGTCTAATTTTAGGTATATCTCATTAAGAGAAGATGAAACAGCCCCAAAATTAACACTAAGCTGAGCCATAAGTTTATTTAATATGTCGGAATGTGTGTTAACCACATCCTGAACTTTATTAAGTGCTACAGTTACGCTCTCAAAACCTCTAGCTACTTCAACAAACCCCTGGGAAACAGTGTCTAATGCTGACTGTATACCTTTAAGGGCCTTATTAAAGGAATTTGCTATCAAATTTTGGTTATCTAAAAGCACTGATTGTGTCAACGCTAAATAATTGACACGTGCTTGTATTTGAGTAGCAAATGGTATGGATGCCGCTGCTGTAATGCCTCCGAGCGCCATACCACCTATTAAAGAGCCGGTGTACACTGCCATTAGACCAGGGTCAACAACACCAGGGAGCACCATGACACCATTGTAAAACTGAGCACAAGTTAAATCTGCTAAATTAGTAAAAGAACCACCTCTAGATGCTATACATTTATCATAATTCTGATCAACTTCACTAACACCTAGAGTAACAACTTTGTCAAAAAGTAAGTCTTCAATAGTAGACCTACCTTGATTTTGTGCCAAAGTAAGATTTTTGGGTAGAACAAGGGACAAATCAAACCCACCCAAATTGGATACATTATAACCAGTAAAATTAAGTGTGTAACCTGTATTAATAGCTTCCGCATATTGCAGTAAACCATTATCTTCATTCTCATTAACACCACTTAATATAGCATTAACACTCTGGCAAAAAGAACCATACTGCTGCAGCAACGTGCGGCACCTTGTAGAATCACCACAGACATATTTAGCACAATCAATAGTAACTTTCTGATAACGAGTTTGTAAGTATTCTGTGGTTACAGCAAGTGTCAATTCTTTTGGAATAGACACATTTGCTACAACACCTAGTAATGGTTGCACACTAGTTTGAACAGATGGTTGTGGTAATGTTCTATTAAGAACTGTGCCATTACTATAAATACAAGATGTACCCATAGCTGCAAATAAACCTGTGCATTCACCAGTATAAACAGCGTTAGTAGACCTACGCTTTCTACTAATAGTCTTATTACTAATAAGACAACCACCATCTACATATTCTGTGTGGTTACCTAGATTAAATTGATCGGCTAACCAACAAGATGCAGGAACAAACAAGCCTACAAAACTCCCATTAACAATTACAGCTTGAGTTGAAACTGTCCGGCAAGGTTGTACACTAAAAAGACTTCCATTATTACGAAAAGCCAATAAGCCACTGCCACTAGTTATTACTAGACCACCGTCTACAAGTGTAGTATTATCTTTACCAGTGACATTTAATATTTGACCAACACCTCTTATGTTGTAAATATTATACTTATGACATTGCTCTGTATAGATGAACTGCATAGGTGCAGTTTTCACACTATACATAGCTGTACCAAAATCAAAGTTTACACCAACATAACTGTATACAATACCTTGATTATAACTATCAAAACCTTCTACACTAACGACATAAACACAAGTGTATTGGGTTATAGATGATATATCACGAGTCGTCAACAATTTAGTTACACAAAATCTATTGAAACCTATATTATTATAAATATTTTCCAAACTAAGACCTTTGGAAGAACAAGTTGGATAATTCGGTATAGTGCCAGCATATGAATGTTGCGTATTAGTGTAAACATTATACCCCGGCACATATATTTCAGACCCTAAAATACACAACTTATCATTATCCCATGAATAAGTATTATTACACTTTAATTTAAAGAATGGGTACTTAGAGTCTACACAACTTTGGTTGTAAATAACATGATCTCCTTTAAGAGCTACATAAAAGTCACATACCTCTTGACCAGTATTGTCTTTTAAATCTGGGTAAGGTAAATATGTAATATTAGATGTCACAGGTACAAAAGTATCTATGTCATAAAATCCTGTAGAAAAATTAAATTGCTGATAAGCGCAACGTAACTTATTAATAGTAGTGTCTCCTGTGCAGGGTTCGAAAGCAACTACGTTGCCAGCCGAAAAATGAACTAGAGCATTACTATTACGTAAAATAACAACCTTCATTGTGCCAACACACTGTGCTAACCAAATTGTTAAGGTTTGTGTAAAATTTAGATTATAAAAACCCATTAAAACGCCATTTACGAAGATATCTCCAGTGGCAATAAATATGACACTTTTAACTTTATGGAAACCTGTAAAATTCTTAGAATTAAGAAAAAAGTTGCCCCATGTTAAATTAAAAGTAGGATCATTGGGTGGTGTTACTTTACCCACATTAGTAGCTAAACCCCACCAAAACATTATGCCAACAGCATCATAATTTTTAAGAAAATCACCTTGTATAGTAAAATTACCTGGCGACCCTTTATAAAGCCCATTTCTACAGGTGCTATCAGTTTGATTAGTTTGATTAAAGCAACCTGTGAAAAGTGGTTCATAATAACCGGATTGTATATATGCGCCATCTGGCGGTCTCATAACATCTGGACTATAAAAATCTAGGGCTTCACCCCCATTTTTACCATCTGCATACTCTGGTATGTTTGTGCAAGGTAGACACACACCACTACCTACAGTAGCATTGAGACAAATTGTGGGAATAGAACTCACATTACATACAAGTGACAAGATTATCGTCAGGCAACACAACTGCACCAACATCTCTAACTAATAACTTGCCACTCTTAACTAAACCAAAAACTAAGTCTGTCTTTTTGTTCAGTTTTCAGACTAACTACTGGCGTCGCTTTTAACTTCAAATCAAACTTGGCAACGTCAAATATACTATAAGCAGAGGTTTGTAAATAATTACAATTCCTCCAAAATATATAATTTGCGTGCAGCGTCTTTCCACTAACTTTAACCTTTTCGCTTGCACCTAAATAATTAACACCAATCATAAATGCCTCTGACGAAGAAGCATTCACTGCAGTACAAAACATTGTCCACCATGCACAATCTTGTGCAATGTCATATAAATTCTCATGCCAACTTGTCTCTGTCACCTTTACAGCAAAACTGCCACCAAGAGCCAAATTGTTACGAAGAAAATCTGAGAGATATATGAAAACGTCATCATTGCCATTATTGGCTATCACGCCTTCATGCTTTCTTTTTGAATCATTATCTGTATACATATCAGATATCACAAGGTCAAACTTGTGCTCTGTTTTATATTTATTGCAATCTGAAAGCACAGAAACATGTGCATCAGACACATAATCTACAATATCGTTATCAACAAGGAGTGTACCTTCAGGGAGCCACTGCTTAAGAACAGTGCTACCTGGAGCCACTCCTTTATCACTTCCTGCTCCAAAATGCATTACTCGCATATTATGCGGTACACACATTGTTGTTTTCGAAAGATATTGACAAAGTTGTGTATACTTTGCCACATTCATCATAATACCACTCGGCAACGTTATTCCAACACCGTAGTTAGGAATGTTGCAAGGTTCCATAACACAATTCTGGACTTTATAAAGTTCAGGCATATTATAACCACACGTCCATGCTGATTGAAGCTGTGGATAACATGTTTTAATACTGCCATCTTCAAACCAAGTCATAAAATTTATGCTATGGTAATCAATTGACACTGTTACAACTTTTGACTTATTAGTACCATACTCATTCAGTATGCCCCTAAGAAGTTCTAAGAAGTCATCAAGCAGTAGATCCACAACAGTGCACACTTGCTTGTAAGAACCGTTATCTGCCAACACAAAATAATTTTGCATGACATCAGAATCTGAATTAGTAACAGACTTTGCATTCAACTTATTCGCACGTAAAAGTCTGTACATACCTATAACAGTGTGTAAACCGCCCAATTGTGGTTTATCAACTTCACCATACAGTATGTGTTGTAGACCTAAGCCTTTACCATACTTTACTACAAAATCCTCTTCTGACATGGCGAGAAAATCACGCTCAACGTCACTACGAGGTTCAAAAGTTTCATAACTGCGGCCCTGTGTGTTTAGTGTGCTAGGTAGCGTAACAAACGCTCCATTAACACGCTTATAAACATACAGATTCGCTCCATCTTTTAATGGCATACCATTCTGAACAAGCATGTTTGACGGTATTTCTACATATGAATATCGCTTATAACACTGTGTAGAAACTAGGATAGCATTATCAGCGGCAAGAAAAGATTGGTAATCACCATATCTATCATCATACAGAACTATTAGACCATTTGGCTCAATGTCTGTGTATGCACACACCTTAACAGTATTACGATATAATGGTGTTTGGTTCGCATAATCCCAAATTACAAAACCATTGGTTACATCTACACCAAGACCCTTCAAAATACGGTTGTTTGGCAGTGTGCGAATGTTTCTCTTCGCATACAGTTCAAATGCCACAGAAGTAGGCAGTGTTGTCTGATTAACAAAAACCGCCCTTTCTACACCTTGATCAATAACAAAAACTTTATCTCCAGTCACGATGGTGGGCATTTCTCCTGCAATAGCGTCGTAATGACCACCCTTATACATATTATAAGCAATATTATCGATAGACTGAAGAGCTGAAAAACTTTTCCACAAATTATACGGGTTAAAATTATTAGTAACCCAAAATGTAAAACCAGCTGTTACCGCTGCATTATAAGAAGTCACAAACTCTGCATACATCTGCGCATGTTTCTTACAAACAGCACCGCCTATGTTGCATTTTGTGATACAATCTTTAGTAGCTAGTGACACAAGATCCTGTGCAACTCCATCCACTTGAATGGTTTCGCAAGGAGATGAGTCATAGAAAAAGAATGGCATAGCTTTCAAATTACGAAAGCTAATGCGATCAAATTTAGGTGTGTGGAATGCATGTTTATTGACATACAGGCTACCACCATTACAACCTGGTAAGTTAAACACACTCAAATTTCGTGTGTCATACCTACAAACCAAGGAATTATCAGGATAACAATCCACATTACAATTCCAAAACATACAAAGACCATCAGCAAACTTATCTTTATGCTGATTATAGTCATACTCAAACTGCATAACGTTGGGTACTATTGGATTCTTATCATAGAATCTAAAACTCAAGTCTCCACGTCTAACGCATTTAATACCTTTAGGGTTGCCTATATCATAGACAACGTTAATTTTAAGAGCATCAACACATGCATTAAGATACATGCGTTGTAAATATCTACAACTAGAATTGACTTCATCCTCATTTGCAATATGAGGGTATGTCAGATCCCAGTTGACATCTTGACAAAATGCATTGTTAATTGCAAGACAACGCGTCATAATAGCATCCGCAGAGGCTACATGCGCATGGCCATGCACATTACAATGCAAATCATGATTAAATTGTAGGTTACCAGAGTAACCCCACTGTTGAACATCCACTAAAAGTGGATTATAAATAAAATCAAAGCCCAAACAATGCTTCCAACAAGCATAGGCTTGAGTATGAGAATTAAATGTTGTAGCTCTAGAACCACAAGAACACACTTGTTCTTTGCCTATTTTAACAAAATAGCGCAAAGTAGTTAGTTCTAGACCATGACACCAAGTTACAAAAACCACACAATCTGAAACATTGCATAGGTTGTCTGCTAACATTTGTACAATCCTTGGTCTTATAACATGCCAAGGTTTAGCACTTATAACGCTCTCAAGTGATTGTTCACCCGGAGGTGCTTTAGAATTCACAGGCTCAAAATTATTGCCTATTGAAGTGTCTACAAGTCCCTCAGGCGTGACCACAAAGTCCGCACCAGTAGAGAAACCTACTTGAAAAGGCAGGTTAGTACCAATGTTAGTACCACAAGCATGTGTGGCCTCTACATCAAATCCTACCCAACCTCTTACATTGCGGATTGCCTCATCACGTGTAATAAACATGTTATGGCAACCTTCAACGTTAACACTCATCTTAAATCCTAACAAAGAAATAAGATGTTTATATGTTATTTCTGAACCAGCTTCTACATTAACAAGTGCAGCGAGTTCATCATTAACTTTGTAGGTTGCAGCAAGAGCCTTAGTTGTTACTGCATAAGCAGGATGAACACCACTAAATTCTTTGTTGCAAATTTTAAACAAACCTGTTCCTTGCAGACTTGTTTCACTATCAAGCTCTGTAAACTTGAGAGCAGAATACAATTCATCGCGCTGACGCATGACAACCAATATACCACGCTTAGCTCTTGTAAGCGCCACATTAAATCTGGTAATATTCAGTGCATGTTGCGAATCTGCAGTAACACAGAAGATAACATAGTCATACTCTGAACCTTGAGACGAGTCTACTGTCTGAACATTAAGTCCAAGCATACGATAGGCTCTCTGGTTCATAGCATTATAAGGTGAAATGAATGTTGCTTCTCGCCACTCTTTATTGCGACAAACAAAATCTTTCACAAATTCTAACTGAGTTGTGTTGTAGGCTGAACCACTTTCATGTCCTACATCAGAATTACCATTATTAACTATAACTTTAAAACACTGGCGTGATTCTGGGTTGTTTGCAATAAACTTTCCATCATAAACAAGAGTAGACACAGTGTCTACAATTTCCTTAGGACAACGGTAACACTTCGCAAGGAAGATATCAGGTTTAACGCAAACCATAAGGTTTGTTACAACATTATAATCCTTTGGTGAAAGTGAACCATTAAGTAAGGTACGAGGTGCCGGTAATTGAGCGGGATCACCTACATACACAACATATTGGTAGTTTATCTTACCATTAATAAATGACAATTCATAATTGGTCAACATACTAACCTCGTCAACCAAGAGAATGTCACAACTAACTTCTGGCAAGGCATTTATAGTACTAAAAATGTACTTTTTGCCTGTATCATTAGCTTTAAACTTTGAAAAGCAATCGATAGTAGTTCTTTGAGGTACTATACGAGTGCAATCATCAACTTTAAGAAACTTAAAAGCTTTTTCACATAAAGCATCAACAGCTGCATGAGAGCATGCAGTAAAAACAACACGAGCATTACTAAAGTACGCTGCAAGGCCTATAGCAAAGTGTGACTTACCACTGCCAGGAGGGCCTTGTACTGTAGTACGCTTCTGTTTACCTAATAAGTGGTACAGTGGAATGTTATTTACAAAGCATTCTGGTACCATTACATTAGGTCTTAAATTTACAAACCTAGAAAAGGTTTGTTGTGGACACAATGTTGGTGCTACAAGAGAAACAACGTTGTGTGAGGTTAAAACAAAAATGTCTCCAACAGACAATTTAGCAGTGGACGTTGCCCTATAATAGACAACATCTTTACCTTCACCTTTTTCAAATATAAAATCACCAAGCTGCACCTTACTAGTTCTTGTAAAGTGATAGCCTGTGAAAACATAATTTCTATTCGATGGAGGGCTGGTTTTACCTGGCTCCCATGATAGAATCAATTCACGATCTGAGAGGACTTCTCTCACTTCTGCATTAGCAAATTGTTGCTTATGTAACTCTTCTGTGGCTTTTACTGTCTCTGCAGCAAAGCGCCTCAACGAGTCACTACAACGATTTGCTAAAATATAAGGTTCTACAGTAGACCAATTAGTAGTAGCTAGTTGGTTAAAATCATCAACATTTTCGCTACCTGCACAATTAGCCCTGTAAATTCCAAAAACAGTACCATTAGATACCAATGGTATTGACAATTTTGGTTTATGATTACCACAGAAGTATGACATACCTCCGAGATACAATTTAGTAACATCTGCCTCGCCACAACCGGGTTGTGAGCAAATGTATGGGTTTATAGACAAAACATTTTTGTGGTCTGTATGCATGACATGGTCATAGCAACATTTACAACACAAAAATGGTTTGCGAATACAATTACCACAGCGCAGTATAGTTTGACTATTGCACACTACACAGACACCACAAGATTGTAAAGTTGTAGGGGCTCTATACATATTCTCATAGAACTCCTGTTCCCAAAATTTACTACCCTTGTCTATATCCATTACAAAAGAGTAGTCCATAAGCATATTCTGAGAAAGCTCTTGATAGAGTTTTCTGATATATGAAAGCAGCACAAAGAAAACCTTCTTGTACTCCTCATTCTCATGATGCACTAGCGGATAAGCGTCTATGGCTAGAGCTATATAGCGCTCCATAACAGCCACAGGTTCTGTCTTATCTACGTCATCTACAAATACACATGCACCCAAAATGCGTGAAGGATCTGGGTATGGCAAGTATTTAGGCTCACCATCCACCTCCACTAGCATTGTATGCTGTGAACAAAATTCATGAGGGCCTTTTTCTAAATCTGGTTCCACCCAACACTTAGAATCAGCCATATAAACATTATTTTGGTAGTAGAGAATTTCTCTAAAACCAGAAATATCTGCTACAAGACCTTGCTTGGCTAGTGTATTGTTATAACAAACAACACCGTCGTCAGACAAGATCATCAAGGAAAAATTCTTACATAAGTAAGAATAAAACTTTTCAACAAAGGCTGGGTCAAAATTAACTCGCCTGTAAACCTGCTGATACAATTCGTACTGCAAGCTCTTAATGTCGTCATAAACAATATCGCGCGTTATAACACTCAAAAGACGCGCAACATTTGCAGATGTGGCTTGTATTATGTTAAAAACGCTGTTTGCATAAGCAGTAGTAGCATCGCCACTGCTAGTGCCACCAGGTTTCACATAAATACCACCTGTAGCTAAGACAGTTTCTGATAAAACCTGAGCGCATTCATTATACAACCTATAAATACGCTCAGACCAAGTACAACAGTTAGTGTGTTTCCGAGCAAGTACCAAAGATGCTGCTATACGTAGCAAATTTGGCATTGCTCTATCACACTTTGGATAATCCCAACCCATAAGAATCGGGTCTTCAACACCCTGAATAAGGTTTCTCAACATGTTGTCCCAACCGCCATAAAACTTGGTTGTTCCAATAACTACAGGAGCATTCCTAGTATTAACTATAGACTTAAGAATCTTCTGATGAAATTGCCTATTAGTCATAGTAGAAAGGATAGAAACACCTGCCACTGTACGAGCTCTATTCTTCGCAGATATAGCATATTTTAAATTCATTTGAGTTATAGTGGGCAGGACATTCTTCTTTGTACTCTCAAAGAGTTGGTCCTGTTCCTCTAGACTCATTTCATAATAGAGACGGGCTTTTCCAAACTTATTAAATGGATAGCCTGCGCTCTTGTCTAGATTATTAACTACAACTTGGCTTGCTGGTATACAGCCGCCTTCATAGCAGTCAAAATATTTAGAAGTCACTTCTAAACAAAATAGAAGTTGACGTATGTCAAACATAGTAGGCCTGTTATAACGATAATAATCATAATCGTTTATAGCAGCACTACCAGTCTGTGGGTAGAAGAAATGTTTAAGTGGTATAGAAGAACCTTCCTTAAACATACCAGCCTTCTCTGCAAAGTCATAGAAATCCTTGTTAAAGTGACCTGGTTTTACAGTTTGATGCGTAATACCAGACGCTAAAGCACAAACACTAAAACAAGACGTTCTAAGATCAACTAAATTATTGGATGTTCCCACCAAAAGGGCAGGGTCTCCAACAAACTGCATGAGTTGACTTAAACCCAATTTTGAAAACGACATGGTGTTATCTTGATTCATAATAACACCAAGTTCTTTAGAATGATAGCCACAAGTAGCTATGAATGGTACACCATCAACAAAAACTTTTCTACACAGATTACCGAAAGAAGTCTGCGGTATTAGTGTAGAAAATAAGATGTTGAAGTTTGCACAATGTATCAAACACCTGTCATCACTACAGTCACGACAGTTAGGGTGATACTCCTGATCCCAGTACTTAAAGTACTTTTGAAACATTTCTTGTTTCTCCTCAGTATAATCATACTTGAGAAGATCATAAGATTTATAACCCTTATGCACATCATATTCAAAATACCTTTCAGGTGCTAAAGCATCCGTCATGGCTATGATGGGCATCATGTAGGAATAATACGTATCAAAGACAGGAATACCAGCACCAAGCGCTGTCTTTTGAAAATCACCAAAGTCATAAAATTTGCCATTAAGATCTTGGTTATCAAGCGTGACAACACCAACATAACCTTTTTCAACCATAAGGTTTCCGAACTCAATAGCATTCAATAAAGCACGTCGTACAATAGGCCCCACTTTAGCCAACATGGCATAATATTTTGGGTTTTCTATTGGGTCGTACCAATCCTTATTCTCTTCAAACCACTTAGGGTGATAATCTTCTATACAACCATAAGTGACAAGTATTTCTTTAAGAACTTCGCAGTCCTTTGGGTCAAAATGCCTCAAAGCATAGCAAAAGTCCATCATAGTATATTTAGTAAGCCTCTGCCTACTAATATTGTAAATGTTCTTATTGAACACAAAGAAGTCATGGTCAGCCGTTACTTCTGACTTTAAGTCTTCATAACAAGACTTTTCATGTTCATAATTACTAGGAGTGGTTTGTTTAACCACAAAATAAGAATTAAGATACTCAAGATTTCCATCTTCAGTATCACGTACTTCTTGGAATCTCGCACAGTTACGCTTAAAATTTATAAACATACCAGCTGATTCCTTATTACAAACATCAAAGGCTCGCTTTACAACATCAGGGTCACACCCACTAGCAAGGGGTATCAGCCGAGCCTCACTGCTACCCCGTACCCGTTTAAATAATTCTTACCAAAATCAGATGCACCAGCAACTGACTGAACAGAAGGTTTTTGTTGTCTAATTGCATCACACTGACACCCATGACCTATCCAACACTGACAAACAGTGCAGACCTTATTACGTAGACAGAATCCGACGGGGTCTTTCTCCGTAGTAGGTATTTGCACAAAAGAACCTTTAAATTGACAACGTCCATCTAAATTTCCTGCACCTCCTGGGTGTGCTATATGTGCTCTACAATAGAGACACACAGAAGCCCCTCCATAAGAATCCTGATCAGGAGTTGGACTTGGCTTTGATGTTATAGCAAAGCCACTACCATTATGTACTGTCAACATTTTAACACAGTTACCTAAAGGTTGATTACCTGCTGCCACATATTTACAATATGTATCAGCAGGGTCTACTGCAAATGAACAAAGTGAAAGAATGCCAACGGCATCCACTTCCTCTGTTTCATGCCCTTTAGACTGTAAGACAACAACATTAGATATAGCACCAAGTACCATACCCCTAACAATTGACCTTGTATTCTTTATAAAATACAAGTAAACAACCTCAACCTTGTCACCCACCTTCATGCCAAATTTACATGGTGGGTCTAGGTCTACATAAATCTGATTGCCTGCCTCGTTCAAAAATGAAGCTACCTTCAAATTTGGATTAGAAGAAGTAATAGCAGCAACAACTGAATTACCACTAATATTAGTATAATAACATTTAGACTCTACGCTACAATGTGCTTGATCTACACCTGCAACGCAAGCCTTTGTTTTTACACCATGAGGCATAAGCTCATTATTCTGCAGAGCAGCATCAACCTTATTATGCCCATTTCTAGTCAAGTTGACCTTTAAAGGCCATGCTATATTATCACTACTTATACAGTATGTCAATCCACTACCCACAGAAGTTGGATGTAACTCTGTACCATCAGCATCAATAACAGTGTCTATATTCCAAACAACTGTTGAGTATGTAACATGCATACCTTCTACACACTTGACCCAAGTTTCTGGATCTGGTATTACAAGGGTAAGCTTATTACTACAAACAATTGGAACGGTAGCTAGAGGTACAACACCACTACTAGCCTGATCAAATAAGACATTAAGCTTTTCAGAATCTATTTTCTTAAGCATTGAAAAAAGTAACGCATGTAGTGATGAAACTAATTTTGCTCGTCTATCAGTGACACGCGCCTCTTTATACATTGTTGTCATAGCACGTTCTGCCATGCTGTCTAACTTCTTTTGAACAGCCAAGTCTCTATCAAAAACTGACTTTGCAATATTGGCAGCTTTACGATATGCAGCAAGCTCTTGCTGTGTTACACCACCATTTTTAGAATCAGCTAAAACCTTTTCATAAAGATTCTTAGCTCTTTCATATTCAGCATAAGAGGGTATGTATGAGAACTCCTGAGTAACCGACTGTAAGACAGTTGACCTCTTAAGTATATCATCACAATACTCACTCAAATCAATAGTAGAATCTATACAAAATAGTGTAACAAGCATACCCAACAAATTATCCATGCACTCTCCAACATCATCAGATGCAAGGATTTTATTGTGTAACTCAACAAGATAAGCATGCATTTTTGAATTTGCTTCAACATTAAGCTTAGTCAAAAGCTGCATTAAAACAACAGTTGTACACTTTACATCACTCAATTTAGATTGAACTGTAGCAATAGGCAACACACGATCACCACCAATTCCTTGTATAAGTATATTTGTCTTAACAACATCCCAGACACTCTTAGGTGCTGGTATTTTGTGCAAGCACATATACCTATATTGATCTACTGAAACTTTAAAGTTATATTTACCTAAGGTTAAACCAAAAACCTTATTAACCCACCAATATAATCCAAAATAACAAGTGCAAAGCCAGCCCAAGCCATTAACCATGACTGCCATTAACACATAATTGTTAAAGTATGTTGCATTGCAGTAATACAACATCCATTTAGCACACTTAAACACAAATAAGCCAATTAAAGAATTACTACTAACATTAGCCAACACAGTAGTGTGAACCAACTCAAAAAACAACTCCCAATTACCTTCTGTATATGCAGTAAGAGTGTTTGTAGAGGTGTAAGTAACAAAACCTAACTTCATAGACTGATACAGCATTAACAAAGAAGTATTGAAAGAATCCATATAGCAACCTTGTACACACTTAAAAGCAGTGTACAATACTAATGGCAATAACATCCATGGCACCATAGTATCAAAGACTACAGGATCATACCATTGACTTAAGAAAATAACAACTTGACTAATTAGAGTGTTGTATATGAAAGGGACTTCAGCACAAGCTCCAATAATAACTGTAATCAATGTAGGCAGTAGGAAAGTGTCCATGTAAGCCATAACATGTTTAACAGTAAAAGAAATAAAAAGTACAGCTGTTAACAAAATAACAGCTGCATGTACATAGTATTTAAGTGGTAATGCCGTAAACAAGACAATAGCACACAACACAAATAAGAAGCAAGCTAAAACACATCTACTCCAAAACCAAGATGTGGCTCTTCTTACAATAGATGACTGTAACCTAACACCACCTACCTGGTTGAAAACAGACTCTGGTGTCAATTCATCTTCAAAATTATATTGTCCTAAAATGGGATCACTACCCCATTGACTACTTTTTACCATAATAGTGCGAAGGAGTTTACAAACATCTACTCCCGTTATAGCACTTAATTTAGTAATAGCAGTACTAGTAGAAAATGGTGTAAAACCATTATCACCAGCCCATTTATTGTAGTCTTCAACACTGACAGTAGTACTCTCCAACCATTTAGGCAGTGAGAAGCTACTCTCCTTAACACTAATAATTGCGGCATAAAGCCATGCTACAATATTATTAGTAACTAAATTATCTGGTGGCACCCTTTGTGCAACCTCTTCGTCCACATAATCACCATAGAAATCACCAAATAGGTCAGTTCCAGTGTGTAATGCATTAGGTAACTCAAGATGGTGCATATAAACGAAAGTAACTACACCCTTTTCTATATTAAAACCAACTGAGCCACAAGCTCCTGCAAGGAAAGAAGCTCTAATAGTACCATTAGGACGCATAGTAACAGGGTAGAGTCCCACAACTGTACCACCATAAGAACAAGCTATAGTGAAACTATCACCACAATTAGCTTTAACAAACTTATAATTAGGAGTGTCAGCATTGGCGACAGCAGTTTGTAAAATTAAAACTGCGCCTCTCAACCGCCTACTAACAACATTCAAAGTAACACCATTTTGAGTTACAACCTCAAACTCATGATTATTAGCAAGATTAAGTACATCACTCCATTGATCACCTGAAAACTTGCCTAGAACATGTCGCGGACAGTAGATAGCATCACCTAGCCACAGTCCATTAAGATTATTACCTCTGTAAGAGACACTAACAATGCAATTTTCAACAGCACTACTAGGACAAACTAGTTTCTTAAAACCAGCTTGTAATCTACTAACACCAATAGAATAACGCGGTGGAGTATACACAATTTCAACACCACTATTTCTATATTGGTCAAGTGCATAAGCTAACCACGCACGACAAGCTTGCAAATAATCTTGTTCACTGCCTGTGCCTGAGTAATATTTAAGTCTAGCATACGCTGAGAGATAGGCTTCAAATTTATCACCTATCTCGTTCGTAAGCTTAACAAACTCAGAACCGCGAATAACAAAAGTACTCTTCGCAGCGAGATCATAGTTACCAACAAACTCGTTACCATCATATAGCTTACGAGTATTTTTAGTAGTACCGTAACACCAGAAAAATAAAGGTGTATAAACATAAAGTACAAATGCTAAGTAGCAACAAGCTAGCCATATAGGTACTATCAAACCAAAAGTAAAAACAAGCCAGCAATGCATTATTATAGAAGTATTGCGACTTGTAACAAGTGATGCATAGCAGTAGAGTACAAGTAGTATAGCAGCTACAACACTATTATAACTATGTACACATAGCACAAATGCATTAACAGCCCAAACTAACATTATTGTAAACACAATGGTTGCATAAGCTTTAAAAACACCTTGAAACTTTATAACCATTGCAAAAATTAACACAACAATAACTAATATTAAAAACATAGTTGCTAGCTGCATATAAATATTAGGGTTAACACCAGTAAAGAATGTACTAACCATATTAAACACAAGTTCTCTAACAGTAGAACCACAAAAGACACCAGGTCGACCTATGTATTCATCATTAAACAACACCCATTGGGAGTTCAACGACATACAGTAACCTGGTTTAGTGTACTCACATACACTACCTCTACAATAGCTGTCTGACAACAACTTTACTATATAGGGTGTATGCATTATTTGCTGAGGAACTATAAGCCTAACACCATTAGGTTGGAAATAAACCCTATGAGGAATTATACTACTAAATGGTAAGGCTCCAGGTGCATCACTATCACCATTAAAACAATACAACTGTGGTGTATTGCTGGCTATTAAATATAAACATCTTGCTGAAAACAAAGCTATAGATGTATAAAAACTACCTTCAGTAACAATTGAATCCTGAGTGTAACCAACAATTTCCCTATTAAACCAAGCAGGGACATACCAAGGTCTTCGATCAGTTTGTGCCATGTGTACAAACATTACACCATTCATGACCCAATCTACGAACCCAGGAACACCAGCAGCTACTGTTCCAGCACCGTCTATAATGGCCGTTACTATTGGACAGTCTCTACTATTTTCATATGATTTGCCCCAAAAAGCATCAAAATTAGCAAACTTATTAGAGAAGCAAGCATCCTCTGGTACAATGTCTCTAATAACACCTTTATCTATAACCTTAAAACCTTCAACATGCATTGTAGAGTTAACATCATACATGGGATGAACAAAAATTTTATTCATCTCCATATGATAATAACCCAAACAACACAATGTAAAAAGTACATAAAATATCAAGAGCCATTTACAACAACTCTTGAACCAATTAAAAGTACCACCTATGATACCACCAGCCTTTTTCTCTACCAACAATTTCTGTGTGTGACAAGAAATAACCTGCTTAGCACCAGACTTTGTTATAAAGAAACGAACTCCTGACTTGACAGTAGCTGAAATTAAATATTTAAGACAACTGTCAGACAACTTAATAAGATCAGAAAACTTCCATACCACCGGTGGAGCATTTTTAACTCTTAGGTTAGCAATAGAAGCATCTGCATTTATCAAAAACCCTCTATCACGAGGTGTTAATTTATCAGTGTCTATACCATATGATGGTATCACATTAGTAAAACCATCACTAGTGTATTCCACATCATGATTATGACAGAAGATAGCCATATCTACGGCTTCTTCATCTTTAGTAATAGAAAGCAGGGCATCACGAAGTGTACCTGCCTTGTAATTTAGAGCTGCAGTATCTACAGATATTATATTAGACAGGATGCTACACACCTTATCTACAACACTCTTAGACACAGGCTCAACTACTAATTGCTCATAGAGCACCTGGTCAAGTAAAAGTATTGGTTTACACAGATATTGCGCATAATATATGGCAGCATTCTTTGCATCCTCTAATGCATGCGCACTCTGTGTATTACACACTATAAAACCATCATTAGATATTTGTTCACATTTCAGTGCATCTTTAAGAAAAACAGCTTTCTTCAAGAAATCTGTAATACTGAAACATTTAACTGCAAGAGGTGCACTATCCTTACCAGGAATTGCAGCTTTATATTTTAAATTGACAAAATCATCAACTAAGCATGCTTCATCCACAACATGGTAAGCATATGCTGTAGGTTTAACATGGCGTTTAAGCTTTTCAGAAAGCTCACCAGCAACTTCTGGAGACATAAATGTATTTTGGTGACCATAATCATCACAATTTCTACAATACCAGTTATGTTTCTTACAAAATTTGTAGCCAGAGTTGGTATAAACATGCACTATTTGCTTGCGTCCACCAACAACAACACTAACCTCTTGCCTATTACTGCGTGCAACTCTCTTACACACTTCACATGTTACGTCTTTACAATACAGTATATGATACACCTGTATGTATATCTTATAAAAGAGCCAGAAATAAAATCCTGCACCCATAAAGTTAAAGTGATTAAAAACTGTTTGAACAAACCAGTCCAGAAAACCTACACCAGTTAACAGAACAGTTGAATTCAATACCAAATACTTAACACAATAGCAAATAATAACAAAACCTGCTACTGGCTTAACAAATAAAATTAAAAAGACCAAATAAAGCCAATTCCAATTAAAAACAATGCCAGAACTTGCAGCTTTATAAATCTGTTCTACGCTATATGCATGTTTATACAAATGAAGAGAATCTCTGTCATGTAGACACACACGACAAGTAAAGTCATCTGCACAATAGCGTAACACATCAAAAGAATCTTTACCGTAGTCATTATAAGGACCACATAAAGAACCTTCAACTAGAAAGTCTAACACACGTATTCCAGTAAAAATTACTGGATTACTTGTGTAAATAAACCACACTATAAGTAAAGTGGCAAATACCACCTTACATAACACTCTCTTATAGCTAGAAACTAGACTCTTGGCGCTAGCCTTTATAAAGTAAAAGAAGAAGAATATAAGTGTTTTTATGAATTGTGGAGACAATTCAAAATGCCCACGTGTAAACCCAAAAAAACCCTTAATACTATCTGTAATATTGCGAACTACACCACCACCTACTTTATCAGCAATGAATGTAGCTGCTTTACTAATTAATTTACCACATTGTGTAGTAACAACACTAGACCCAACAATAGCCTTCTTAGCAATGTTGAAAATTCTCTCAAGATTAGGTTTATTAAGGTGTTCTGCACGCCACAGGCCCATAGTTACACCATCAATTTTATCACCTATTTTAAAAAAGCTCTCAGCACTTTCCCAAAAAGTAGGAATGCGAAGAGACTTACTATAACAATTTGGATGTCCAACAACAAAATTAGCATTACCTTCCACCCATATCGCCTTAAGACTAATAGCGTCCAAGACTGGATAGTAGACTGGTGCTTTTGAATTTTCATCAGTATCAGGTGTTAACTTGTACGTGAAACCATCCTTCGACCTAAAGTCAACAGCTGATTTAATACCTCTAACTTTAAGTGTCAGTGGCAACTTAGAATCTTCCTTTGTTGTAAATGACACATACCCATCAAAAGTGTCAGGTGTTTCCTGCACTTTAAGACTTTCATAGATGTTGCTATCATACCAATGTTCAAAGTCAGTAAGATCATCAAAACTAACCTTAGAACTAGTAGCGAGGTTAGAAACATCTTCTTTTACTACCTTAGTTTTACCCTTACTCTGTTTAACAACAGGTAAAGGATTTTCACTCTTAAGAGAAAAGCGCATATACATTGCTGTAATGTAAGGCGACTTCTTTCCAAATTTTCTGTCCTTAGCAAGATTATCAAAAGCCTTATCTATGGCTTGTGTATAACAATGGCCACTATTAGTAGATCCAATGAAAACAACAGTCCCTACAGCATTTTCATCACAATCAACTGCAGCAGGGCCATCAGTAGCAAAGAGCAACAAGTATGGTAGTGAAGCTTCTATTACTTCATCCGTACTATTTGCACCACAGATTGAGCAATTTGAATATTGCGTCTTAAAATGTAGCAGGTTAGGTGCCTTTACTGGTTGTATACAAGCTTCAAGGCCCCTAAGTTCATAACTCTTTACACCACAGTTACAAGACACACGCTTCTTAAGAAGTGCGTTCGTGTAGTCTGCATCAAAATGTTCTGCCAAATTAGCCAAAAGCCAATTGGTATCTGAAAAATCACCAACTTTAGCATTGCAACTCGCATAACACCAAGCTACAAACTCCGTAGGATCACCACCTAGGAATTTAGCCCATGCTTCTGCAAGAAAACCTCTAAACCTAATTTTGGCAGCTTGAAGGAGTACTGCTACTGAACTAACCCAGCAGTTTCCATCACGCCACTCTAGTATAATAAAATTGTCCCTATATTGGACATTCCATTTCTGCGCAAGAGTTTGTAAATATATCACATACTTTTGCGCATCTAAATGATAATACTCAAGAACAGTCTTATCAGTAGTAGGAACGAAGAGGATTTCTTTATCCTCAACATCATCAGCTGTAAAGACTGCCTTATTTTTAGCAAAAACCTGTCTAAATTGAATCAATGAGTCACCAGGTTTTACAACAATGGAGCGGTATTTAACACCATCCTCCGTAAGATAAAGTGTCTTCTGCTTACAAGTTGCATTGAAATAATCGATGTGTTCTGGACTCAGAGAGAACAAGAGGACACGTATGTCGCAACCATCAAAGGCTTCACGCATTGCGTCTATTGACATTTTAAAATCCACACCAAAGATTCCTGACGAGAGAACTGGTACAACATAATTGAAGACGCCATCTACAAGAACCTTCTTGTAAGCAGCCACAAGCTTCTCACGCAAGTTGCTGTCTCCATGGCGAGGTCCTACTACATTATTCACACATTGAATGCCCTTGACAAATGAAGGTGTAACAAGTCTTTGTTGTGGTCCATGTTTCTTAACATAGTCTTCACAATATTCCACAAAGTCAGGTCCACAAAAGTCTGCAATTGCCTTCGCAACGCCTCCACCATGAGACATATGCTCATTTGCAGCATTTACAATGCAGAACTCTTTAAATTCATCCAATGCTTTGGCAATCACAACAGTCAAATCACCCACACAAGTTTTATACTCCAAAAACTTGGGTTTTTCACATGTGGCTGGTTTAACTTTAAACTTTTTAGCCTTCTTCTCGCGTTGTGGTTTAACAACTTGAGTAGGATGTTGCTCAACTTGTGGCTCTTCTTTCTCTTGAGACACAACTTCTTCTTTAGAAACATCAGAAATGAGAATGAACTCGTCCACCTCTTCTGCTGTTTCTTTAACAACTTCTAGATCGGCAGGTGTATAAACAACTACATCCGACTTATTCTCAACCACAGGAACTACAGCATGTTCTTCAACAACAGTTCGTTCAACCATTGCCTCGCAACTACCAGTAGAATCCTCAACCGGTTTCTCAAATACGACTCGAGTAGATTCCTGTTGACACAATTGTTCTTGTGCATCAACAGCCTCACCCCAGTCACCTAGAACATCAATAACTTTCTGTGGGAGTGGTTTAACAGCTCCCTCAAAACAATTACTAACAACAAAAGTTTCTTCACCAGATGGTAAATTCACAACATCAAGAGCGTCTTTATGAACAATTGCACCATTGTAGACGCTATAATCATCATCTAGTGGAAGAGGGTACTTGTTACTTGCCGGGTCTTGTATAAGAGCCAACACTTTAGTATCCTCGTCCTCTTCTTCACATTCTGAGGCTGTGTCACATTCTTCAGCATCAGCTGAGTCAGTATCAAACTCCTCAGCATCATCCTCCTCGATATCATCACCACTCTCATAATCACGGTAGATAAGATGGCATGATTTTATACAATCCAAGTCTTTACCGTTCTTATCAACAAGAGCGACGTTCTCAAATGGTGGAGGCTCTGGAGCCTCTGGAAACAATTTGAGGTCATCACACATTTTCTCATAGATCACAGAGAGCAATTGTTCAACTGTGAGGTCTGTCTCAACTTCAATGGGCTCTTTATAAGCTTTCTTGAAGATTGTATTCCATGGTTCACCACAGCACTCGATGCTAACCTTAATAGGCACAACATCAGGTGGCGGTATTTCTTTCACAGTAGTGCCTCCAAAGGTAACGGTTTTACCGCCTGCTTTGCAAACTACATTAATTGCACCAAGTTGAGACATTGGTGTATAATAGATGTTCTCATCCCTTTTGAATCGGAAAAACATATAGTTCTTTCCATCTTCTTCGATTTGAACCATGTGACCAGGTTGGTTTTCTGGAAGTGTTACGTCTTCACAAACCTCAAAATCTATAGGTTTGTCTTTAACAACACCCAGATCTTCAACATCAACACTATCAATGGCGTCAAACCAAATTTCATCGCCATCTTGAACAATTTTGTGTACACCACCTTTCCAGAAGAGCAAGTCTCCATGAATTCTACCAAGTACACACTTCTTAAAACTCTTATACAGAGAATGTATTGCACCCAGCAATAGTTGAAAACAGTGCTGTGCAACTCCTTTTAGAACACAAAAATTTTCAGTGACAACGAGCTTAGCCCTCTTCAACTGAACGCAAAACCCCTGCCAGTGTTTCTCACAAAAATCAACAACTTTAGTAAAAAGACCACCTAATTTGTAGATGACTTGTGAGGCAAGATGCCAAATGCCTTCTCCAAGCACTGCTGCTAGAACCACAATTGACATTTGAGCTTTACAAAAGTGAGTCTTCACAAGTTCTTCAAGATGGCGCACTTTTCCATACGCGCGCCTCCAGAATTCAAAAGACTTTTCAGTAAATGAAGACCAAACATCGTCTACCTGCACACGAGCTGACTGAAACAGCTTCAGAACATCTGCAATAGTGGCAGCCTTCGCTAAAGTAAACGAAACTGCTTCATCCTTTACGTACACAAACTTATGGCCTAAAAACTTAAATGGTTCACCTTTTTTAAGGGCTGCCACAAGTTCTGAGACACCAAAAGATGAATAGATTGCGGCTAGAACGAGTCCATCATTTATCTCTGGTGTTACACCATCAGAAAGACAGACAACACGCTCGCAGCAATGTACATCATGCAATGCAAAATTTCCTGAAAGAGGTGCCGCATAGAAACGATCGCCACTCTTAAAGACATAGCAAAGATGTCCTTCTAGGATTGCAGACCAACCTTCTGACTCCACAGGGACGTCAGCTTTTTGGTCAAGCAACGTTAGATCATTTCGCATGCCACGCACAACAACTTGTGTACCCTTGGCATTGCCAATGACTTCAAACCCTTTAGTGCCCCTTGGTGCATTTGGTATATTTTCCACAATTTTCACAGCTGCTTCCTTAAAAAAGGCCAATGTTGTGAAGACTTTAGAACCCATAAAGCCATTTGGAAGTTCCTCAAAGAATTTTGCAACAGCACCATTGATGCTTGCAAGGCAAGTCCCTGCGAACTCTCTAACAACTAGAGTTCTTTCCACAACCACAACAGTAATTGACTTGGCACACTTGGCAAAGGCCATCTTAAGTGCTGCAACACGCTGCGGTAAGTCACTCACATTCTCGAAAATAGCCAGTGCCTTTTGAAAGATTCTGGCTATTTGTTGTTTAACAATTTGAAAGAGAACACTCAAATTTGAGCCAAGAGCTTCCATGACTTTTGCAGTTACTTCTCCAACAAGCCTGCGCATTGCCATAGCTGAAACTTGAACTTTTGCGGCCACCTGAAGCCAAAATATTTCAGTGGGGTCAAAAATTTCATCAAGAGTTTGTGCACGAGCATCCAGTGTGTCTACAGTGAGAGACCACTGGCATGCTGTCTTCAACAATTCACGGTACTTCCGTGCAAAGGGAGAGACACCAAAGATGTCTTCTAGATCTGCCAACTTAGAAGTGGCTTTTAAAACTTTTGCTGGGACGCCAGGTGTTATTTTGTCAACTCCCTTCAAAAGGAAGAGACCACACACAGTTTCAAATTTAAACTGCTTCCCAGTCTGAAGATTACGGTCAAACTTATGCCTAACTGCAAAAGCATCAGCGTAATCCTTAGGGTTGTGTGACGTATAAAAGAATAAAGCGTCACAGAGTTGGTCGGGAATGTCTTTGGAAACAAGAATGACATCCCTTGGTTTGGGAGATACTCCCTGTTTTAGGCTTGAAGCCATGTTGTCACTGTCTATTGTATGTCTGCTCACTAAACACCACCAGAACCTGTCACCTCAGGGGTTGTTTGGCACTACCCCCTACAAACGCCGTATAGCCGACCTTATGCGAGAACGTAGCCCAACGCTAGGCTCAAAAGCCCTTAGAGGTATGTGGGGGGAGGTGACCCCGTATTTCACGCAACAGAACCGGTACGTCTGAAGCGCTACTTCCACACACCCGCCTACCGCTAGATGAACCAGAGGTCCTTCGCACTCGAACCGACCACAACGCCCGTAGGACGCTGGATACTAGGTAGCCCAAGCAACGGATGTATAAAATGAGACACGGCAAAACAAGCAGTGATACCAGCAACAATGTTATTTTACTAACAAAAACCTGACAGGTGGCCAGGTGCCATCCAGGGCACTAAAGTGCACTGCAATGGAACACCTATGAGGACCAGCTGTAGGTATTTAAGTCCGTTTTGTTAAGTTGGAAATCTAGCACAAGGCTAGTATGATAGATATATATTAATATCTATCTTAAGT